TTTCAATTGTAGTGAAAAATACCATAAAATTACTGAAACAGCAATTCAAGAAATGCTTAGTACTAGTTGTGGTGCTGAGTTATTTTATGAAGAAGATTATGAAGATGAAGTAATTATTTAATCAATATTTTGATATAATTGTATATATAAATTGATATATGAAGGAATGAAATGACAGAATTTGAGCAAATATTATTAAAGAAACTTACACACAATGGAGAATTCTTTTCAAAAGTTATGCCTATATTAAAAAAGAAATATTTTAATGATATAGGTAATCAAGAATTATTTAGTTTAATTAAAGAGTATTATGCTGAATATCATAATGTACCAACTCTAACAGAATTAGTAGCTAAAGTTAAGAATGTATCTAACCAAGAAATAAGAAACTCGATTATTAGCTCATTACAAAGAATCAATACAACTGAAGAAGTTCAGAATATTCAATTTTTATGTGATGAAACAGTTTCTTGGGTAAAAGATTCAATGTATATGGAAGCATTGCAATTAGGTTCAGATGGTCTTATGAAAAAAGATGATAATCTTAAAATGAAAGCTCAGAAGATTTTAGATGATAGAGCAAAAATTTCAATAGATTCAGATCTCGGGTTAGATTTTGATGATATTAATACAATGATTGAATATTATTCAGAGCGTATGTTTGGTATTAAAACTCAACATACAGAATTGAATAAAAGACTAGGACCTGGATTTTTACCTGGTACATTATCTGTTATTTTGGCAGCATCTGGAGTTGGTAAGTCATTACTTATGACAGACTTAATTTCTGGTATGATTAAAAATGGAAAGAAGATTTTATTAATTTCCCTTGAAATGGCAGATAAAGAAATTATGAAAAGAGTTCATGCAAATGCAATGGATTTACCTATTAATAGTTTATTAGATTTAGCAAAAACTCAAGGTGAATTACAGCAATTAGAAAGACCGTTTATTGATAAAGAGCAAATCTTATCAGCATATAATAAAATGAAAATAAACGGAAATTGTGGTAAATTTTTTGTAAAAGATTATCCAAGTGGCGCATTTAGTCCATTAATGCTGGAGCAATTAGTTGAATCATATTATATAGAAAGAGATATTAAATTTGATATTGTGTTTATAGATTATATAGGTATTATGAAATCAGATTTACTGAGTCCTTCTGCTGGTTTATATTCTTATATTAAAAGTATAGCTGAAGAAGTTCGTGCAACTGCTAAAAAACTCGAATTACCAATCATTTCAGCATCTCAGCTAAATCGTTCTGCTACAAATAATATAGATGAAGCAGATAATAGTAATGTATCAGATTCAATGGGAACAGTTATGACTGCAGATTTTATGTTATTTTTGCTACAAAATGAACAAATGAAAGAGAAAAAAGAAATAGTTTGTAAAATTACAAAAAATAGATTTGCTGGAAGAACTGATACATGGATGATGAATATTGATTACAATCATATGAGATTTAATGATATGATAGTTCAAGATTCTGGTTTTAATATAGAAAATGCGGTATTTAACACAAATGATGAGGTAAAAAGAATACAATTAGAAAAACTTCAATCTGCAGATTCATTTGCTAAACAAGAAATAAAAGATATTTTTGTTGAAGATATTCAAAAAATACAAAATTCAAAAACTATTTCACTTGAAAAAGATCCATTCGATAATGATATAGAAAAATTATACGCTGACCTTGGTATATAAATAATTTAATAAGATTCTAATTAAGGGAAAATATGATAGATATAATTGATAATGAAATTTCTGCATTTATTGGAGCAGCATTCTCAGATAAGATAATATATAATATAGTTGAAAGAGATGGAGAATTTATTAATACTGGAAAAAGTATAATTAATTTCCTTAAATATAATAAGAATAAATTTGTTGGAAAATTGATTGAGAGTCAATCATATGATTCTATAAGAATTTTATTAGATGATAAAATGGTTTATGGTAATTATTTTAGTAATCAAAATAGTAACATAGATTCTTTTACAGATGTTTATACATTAATCAATAAAACTAATAATTGGAAATATTTTTATATATATGATATATTTAAAGATTTATTATATATAAAAATTCCTGAAATAAACCATATAGTAGCTTTAGATTATAAGAATGATATGGACACTAAAAATTTTATAAATAACATAAAAGGGAGTTTATAATGGGTAAATTTAAAACATTCATAACTGAACAAGAAGATGAGAATACTGTTACTTTAGATGATATTAAAGAAGAATTAGAAGAATTATCAGAAGAAGAAATTGACGAATTAGGTGTATATTTATTTACTGGTTTTTTTGATTCAGATGAAGATAAAATAGAAGATTTCTATTTCAATATTAATGATGTTATTTCAATGATTGAAGATCTTGGTGAGGAAATGTATGAATATATATATGATATGTTGAGTATNCCAGTGTATAGTGATGAAGATNATGAAGATGATGAATGAAGATGAAATTGACAATCATACAAATGAAGGTGTTTCAAGAATTATGCAAACTAAAAATATTAATAGAAAGAAAAGAAAATTCATGAAAAAATCTTTATCGCAACTTAGAAAAGAAGCACCAGCAAGAAAAATAGAATTGAGAAAGACTTTCGCAAAAAGAAAAAGATATATGAGAGCAAATACTACAAAATTAGCAGCTTATAGAAAAATGAGAGGCACATTAATCAAAAGAGGTAAACATAATATTAAAATGAGAAAAAAATCAGGTGCAACAGCTTAGTTTTGAACTAATAAATAGAATAAAAATATTAGGGGTTTATTTTGTTTAAAGAGTACTTTGAAAATGTTGTAATTTCAACTGATAAATTAAGTTATAATTATATGGGTATCTCAAGAAAAGAATACCCTAGATGGTCAGGTTGGAAAATAATTAATAATTATAAAGAAATAGGAACAGAATTAAAAAACATAAATGATCCTATATTGGATATATTGGTTGAAAATTTTTACCATATTAGATATTTACAAGAAAAATTTATATAAATCCACCGTCCTCTATAATATATCCATTCCAAAGACTATCTTGTTTTTGGTTTTGTAAACTCTCATCTGAATAATCATCAAATGAACCTATAGTTAATAAATCACCAAAATTACTTTTTTCAATATCAGGTAAATCATCATTATATAAATTATTGACTAATTTTTTCATATCCTCAAAGTTTTTAGAATTACAGAATGGTACAAATATCATTGCTAAAGACATAATCATATCATCATGTGCACCATCATCTGCTTGGAATTTATTATTAATTAAAATAAATTGATAAAATTCATTAATAGTTGATTTATCATTAATTTCTAATTTATCATTCTCAACAAACAATTTTAGTGTTTGTAATATTTGTTTTCTAGATTTTGGTGTAGTTCTAAATCCAGGATATCTCTTTTTTGTATTTCTTCCAATATCTTTATCGAAATGTAAATTCTCATATTCATATGTTAAAAACATTTGATCTGCAATAGACTGTCCAGCACCTTCATTATTTTCAATAATTAAATATGGATTATTATAATACTCACACCACTCATTAATAAACTCAGGCATCAAAAGATAATCAATTTGTAAAGTAGCTGCTGCAACTTGTTTAAATTTAAAGTTAGTTATATCAACTATTTGCACTGCAAATGAATCTGTTCCATCTTTAGCAGCATCAACTGACATTATATATTGATGTTTATCTTTAGGATACTGATATATTTTTAATTTACCATCTCTATATTCTCTGATATCTCTCTGTGTCATATTTTGAAGTTTATCAGCAGAAATTAAAGTGTAACTTGAACCAAGAAATTCATTAGCATAATTTTGATTAAAATAAATTACTCCATGTTTAGCAATAATTTTTTGTTGGAATTCCTCATTTGACATTAATGAACCATCAGGATTATATCTAGGTACATCTTTCCAATTAACTTCAAATATATTATATCCATTTAACTTATCTCTACCACCTTTAACCATTCTATAAAAATGATTCATACCATTAGCAGTACTAAGAATAATATTCTTCTTCCAAGCAAGTCCTGATTGTGATGGGAATATTGAATCAGAGAATTCCTCCCAAATATTAGGTCTAATAAATGCTGCTTCATCACAAACAAGAATTGCAATAGTAAATCCTCTAAATGAATCAGAACTCGGAACATCTGTTAAAATTCTCATTTTAGACTCATTCTCAATAGACCCTTTATTCCAAACAACTGTACCTTGTTGCATCCATACTGGTAATTCAATAATAATATTTTTTGTGTTTGCCAAAAATTCTCTAGCCATTGGCCCTTTATTAGCAACAATTCCAATATTAAGCTCTTTATCAAAATTATATTTGTGTGCTAGATAAATTGAGGTAGAAATACTTTTACCAGATTGTCTTCCCATTAATCCAATATTATCTTCATGCTCATCTTTGATAATACTATTAATAAAATCATCTTGATAAGGTCTTAGATCTGGAAAGTTTATACCTTGTTTAGTTTTAATTTTCACATAATTATCTTTAAAATAATGAATATCATTTGCACATCTTTCAAGTTCATCAATATGTATTTGTGATAAGTTTAATTTTATAAATGCTTTTTTTAATCGTCTATTACCATTAAATGACATTCTATTTCCGAATGCATCAATATAATATTGTTCGTTATCTTTTTCTATATCAAGAATATCAAGAGCAAGCTGTTTTCCTACGTTTGAAAGTTTTCTTAATTCTACTAAAAGATCATATGTAATATCATCTTTATTATTAGTCAAATGAACTAAAATTTCAGGTGTTATTACATTTAATATGTTACTCATTTCTATCTTCAGCCTTTTCTACTATTTATACATAAAAATAATTAAAAATAAATATTATAAAGATAAGATAAATTTTAATATTAATTTAATATATTATTAAACAAATATTTGATATAATTAAAAACAAAAAAAAGGAAATAAATGGAAAAATTAGATATATATGATTTGGATATCATAAAAGAATTTATAAAAAATGGTAAAGAAAAAGAAATTGTGTCATTATACCCTTACACGAACATAGGTACATTTAATGAAAATGTTATTGTTGAAATTAATGTTGCTGGTTTTGCCCGTGAAGAGATAGAAATAGAATTAATTGGTAATAAGTTAATTATTGAAGGTAAATTAACCACAGAGATAGCTAATTTAGAATATGTGCAAAAAGAACTTACTATTAGAGATTTCAAAAGAGTTATTGTAATTAATGATTTGTATATAAATGGTGATATTATTGCAACATTGAGCAATGGAATTTTAACTATTAATATTGAGCCACAAGAAACAAGAACAAAAATTAAAATCAACTAAAGGATCTCAAATAAAAATTTTTGCTTGTAGCGATCACCACTTTTACCATCGAAACATTATAAAATACGCAAATAGACCATTTGATATTGATGATGAGGATGCAGTTCAGCAAAATGCAAAGTTAATAATCAATAGACATAATTCTATTGTTACTAACGATGATATAGTTCTAATGGTTGGTGATTTATCAGCAGGGTTAAGATATAATTCAAATAACGTAGATAATTTTAAAGAATTATTAAAGTTATTAAATGGAAGAAAATTTTTAATCCGTGGTAATCATGATTATGAACCAGATGAATTTTATCTTGAAGCTGGATTTGAATCTGTTCTAGAGTATCTTGAAATAGATGAATTTTTCATAAGTCATTATCCTTGCTATAAATCAAGATGGCTCAATAAAAAAGAAAAAGAACATTTAAAAATCATTAATATGGATACTTGTAAATATGTAATACATGGACATATACATAATAAAAACCCAGATGATTGGGAACCTGATGGTTTAAAAAGAATCAATGTATGTATTGATTATAAACCTAACAACTATTATCCTCTTGAATTAAATATACCAAAAATTCGAAAATACTTCAAAAACCTAAAATATTAATCTTCTTTTAATCTTCTTTTGATATAATTATATAAATATAACAAAAAAGAGGATTTACCATGAGTTTCACACAATTTCTAAAAGAATCAGAATATACAATATATCATAATACATACACTTCAGCTGTCGAAGAAATATCAAAATATGCGTCTAAAAAGAATTTAACATTAGATTCAGAAGAGATGGCTGCTGAAATAGGAACAGGTCCTGCTAAACCAAAAGAAGGTAAAACTAACAAATTCAGTTTATCTATTTCTGATAAAAATGGTAAATTACTTAAGAAAAAATTACAAGTGCAAATATTCAATAGAGGAACATCTTCAAACGAATTCGAATTAAATATGTATATACTTTAAAGAGGTTTAGTATGGGTGGTAACACAACAATAAAAACAAAATCAGGTGAACTTGTATCAGCTGAGAGAATACCAATCAAAGATATTGGAAGGGATAATTTCGTTAAATCTTTCCAAACTTTTTTACTTAATATCAATAAGGAATTTAAGTCTGTCTATGGTTATTATATTTGGGAAGATAAAAATGAGATAATGAATGGTGGTATCTTTAATGGTAGTACATCATTTATTATGAGTCCTGATTTTAAAACATCGGATATTGAAAAATATAAACCACATGCTGGGGATTTAGATGTAGCTATTCCTAGAGAATTTGCAAAAGATGTTTTTGATTTTCTTGAAGATAGAGAGGGTAAAGAATTCAGTCCTGGTATTAAATATATAGGTAATAATGCAAATTCAAGAGATAAACTTGGTAATACACTAATATGTATAGCAAAAGCACAATTCGGTGATATTATTGTACAAGCACAATTGGATCTTGAGTTATCTGATATGAAATCAGGCCAACAAACAGATTGGTCTGCATTTGCACATAGTTCAAGTTTTGAGGATACAAAAGAAGGTATAAAAGGTGTAGCAAATAAGTATTTCTGGAGAGCATTAGTTGGTGCAGTTCATCAATTAGATAGTGGTTTTATTGTTGCTACACCAAGTTCAACAATTAATAAAATAACTCTAAAGGGTAAACAACCACAGAAAATAAGATTACTTAATTTCGGTGTTGATTCTGGTGTTGGTGCTGGTTATGAAATAATGATTAAAGATGGAGAAGAAGTTAAAATTGATGGTAAGACTGTTTATAGAGAGAAAACACCTCAAGAAAAAACTTATGATAAGGATTTAGCTAATTTAATAAGTATAGTATTTGGTGATATTAAAGTTCAAATAAAAGATACACATTCATTTATTAAAATACTTGAATTATCAAACAGATATTTGTCACAAAAAGAAAAACAAGAAGCATTAGATCGTTTCTTGGCAATATTATTCTGCACAGATGGTGGACAATGCCAAGCAATTGACCCTAATGATTATAAAGAAGATATTAAAATTAAATCTTCAATATACTTAAAAGCAGTACAATTATTGAAACTTAAAGAAGTAATTAATCTCGAAGATATAATTAAACAATACATTAAAAAAACACATAAAATTAACGAATCATTTAGAAATTTAATAGGGTGGTTATAATGAGCTTTAGAACATATATATTAAACGAAGCAGAAATGTTGGATGTTTCTATTCAATCAGCTAACAAATATTTAACAAGCGAAAAGAAAATTTTAGATTTTTTAACTTTTCCATGTGTAATAGAACATAAGACAGATGGTATTAAATGTACAGTTGTTAAAGTAAAAGATACAGGAAATAATGATTGGGTAATAGCATATAAAGGTGATATATTACATAAAGGTGAATTTGATTATTTAAGTAATTCAAAAATTAAATCATCAAGTATTAATACATCACAGTTTAAGTTAGTATTAGATCATTTTGAAAAATTAGGTAAAACTGAAATTCCAATCAATACTGAACTTTTTATAGAGTTTTTAATGAAAAAACCAACATTAAGTTCAAATTATAATGTTAATCATAGAATGGTTCTTATAGGATATTCAAAATGTACTTGGTCTGTTAATTTTGGTAAACTGAAAACTAATCCACAATCATTTGAGAAAGAAAAAAGAAATTTATATGCTAAAATTTTAGGAATTGATGTACCTCAACTTTTATTCAAAGGTGTACTTGGTGCTTCATTATCATTTGAAAATGGTATTAAAAATGACGAACTAAAATCATTATATAATCAGAGAAAAGCTCAATTACATTGGGATAATCCTAAATTGTTAATTAACGAGCTACAAGATATATTTTTATTAGTTGAGTCAAAATACGGTGGTCAAGAAGAAGGTGTAGTTATAGAATTTTCTGATAGATTATTAAAATGGCAACAATTGTATCAATTAGACCAAGAAGCAAGAACTTTAATTAAAATGAAATATCAAGATGAACCACATAAAATGGTTGATTATTGGGATAATGTAAAAAATTCTGCAACTAACATAATACAAACTATAGTTATAAGAAATAGAAAAATTGAAGATTTGATTCAAGAATTAGCTACTGAAATTAAAAATTTTAAATTAACATTCAATCACACTAAAAGATCTGAAACAGTTATTAAAGATGATATTCAAACAACTGCTAAAATTATGTTAATTAAAAAATTAAAGGGTAATAATAATGCTCTTGTCCTTGGTAAATTTAGAGTCCTTTCAAACGCACATTATGATATTATTAAAAGAGGTTTAAAACTTTATGATGATGTTGTTATTGCTCAGGTTACTGGTGCTGATACTAAGGATACAAAAGATTTAAGATATAAGATGCTAAAAGCTGCATTTCCAAATCTTGAAATAGTTCAAACATCTTCAGGAAATTTAATAAGAATCATCACATCTGCGTCTAAAAACGTTAATGCTGTTCTTGCTGGATCTGATAGAGTTCAGTCATATAAAGAACAATTAAGAACGATGCCAGGTGTATCAGTTAAAGAAACAAAAAGAACTTCTGATGATATTTCAGCTACAAAAATTATAACCAATATCGAAAATGAAGAATATTTTAAGGCAAATACACCTAAAGAAATTCATTCAATGTACAATGAAATATTAAAAACATATAAGGTATAATATATGGCATATAATATTATACCAAAATCATTACAAGAATTAACAAATGTGCATAGTAATGCATCTGAATTAACTGAATTATATACTCATATAGTTCAAACATATAAAATAAATAACCCATTTTCATTTGATAAAACAAAATTAACATCAGTGAAAGTTATAAGAGCTCTACAAAATAGCTTAGATTTAAAAAAATTTAAATCAAAAACATTTAAACTCGATTGGGGTAATGGTTCACGTGGTAACGGTGGACTTGGTAATAGAGGAAATGTATATGAAGCAGAATTGATGAAAGATCTAGAATCATATATAGCAGGTAAAATATGTAAAAATAAAAATAAAGATGCTATAGATAATATTATGAATCTTATACCTGATGGATTTTTTCCAAAATATGTAAAATCTTTAGGGTCATTAAATCAAAAACGTTCTTTCGATATAACTCCAACATCAATAGTTGTAGGTAAAAAGAATAGTAATAAATGGGATATTGGAAGTACTGTTACAGATATTGATTTAGTGTGTGAAAATTTAAATGGTGTAAAGTATAAACTTCATTTATCATTAAAATATGGTGGAACAGTATCTTTTATTAATGCAGGAGTGACTAAGTATCTGTCAAAGACAGAGATGGAAAGAGGATTGATTAAAAATTCTAATGGAATATCATTACTTAAACTATTTGATATAGATAATGCTAGATTTTGTGAAATTTTTAATAAATATACAGGTAAAGGTTCAGGAAAATTTTCTAAAGATATTACTACACATTTAAAACAATCTAATTTATTTAAAGAATTTATGAGATCTGTTATCGGATTTGGTTATATTCTTGTACATAAAAATGGTAATAAAACATATATTACTGATATGACTGAAAAAGTAATGGAAAATATGATTGATATTAATACAGCTCATGTTATTTACCCTGTACATGGAAGTGCTAAGAGAATAGATGTTGATATAAAAATGAAAGGAATTGATATTAAAGTAAATATTAGAAATTCATCAGGAAAAATATATCCTAGTCATTTATATGCTAATTATACAATGAAGCATTAAAATTTTAATAAATAATATATTATAATATAACTTAACTATACGAGGATTTATATGAGAGACTTTAAAAAATTTCTAAAAGAAATTAGAGAGGAAACTACGTCAGCAGATATTGCTACTATTGATACAAAATTAGATATGGTCAGAAGACCAAAGCATCTTGAAAAAGGTAAAAGGTGTGCTAAACACAAAAGACTGAATTGTAAAGAATGTGAATCTGAAATATGGGAATAAAATAAAAGGAATAAAATGGCTATAAAAGCAGGAAAAAGATTTTTTAAGATGATTAATAACGAAGTTATTTTTGGAGAGGTTGAGGTAATATCAACAGAAAATGGTAATGAGATTTTAATCAAGACGCCTTATACGGCTAAAACTGGTAATGTTATGCCTTATATGCTAGATGTAATGGCGAGTTCTCCAGCTGCAGTACAAATCCATCCAATGAATGTTCTTTGGAGTGTACCACTAGACGAATTTGAAGAAGCTAACAGAGTTTATACTCAAGCTACAACTGGACTTATTCTTGATCCAAAACAAAGAATTGTTATTTAACTAGTTATGAATGTTTTTATTATTGATGTATAATTTCCAGTTGAATCAAATATCTTTACTTGAACTTCATAATTACCTGCTACATTAACTTGTAATGTAGCAGAATCACCATTACCAATTAAAATACCTACACCATCTATCAATTCCCATTCAAAAACTAACTCATTATATTTACTGTCTTTATCTTCATAAATTAATGATAATTTATTAATACCTAATTCAAAATTATTTGCGACTAAATCTATAATAGTGGGTGCAAAAGTGTAATCAGAAACCTCAAATAATGAAGGATTCTCAGTTCCACCATCATTTTTAACATCCCAGCCTAATATTGCTTTTCTACTAACATAATTATTATCTAATTGATTAATAGTCATTTTAAATTCTTTAATTCTTTCAATTGATTTTATTGGTGGATAAAGATTACCTTGAATATTAAATGACATAGTTACAGTCATTATATTTGATGATAATTCTTCATATTCTTCAGTTTGAATCGAAACATCTAAAAGTTTTACAGGAATTCTTGTTGGTTCATTTAAATTTTCAGCATCATAAATATCAATATTGTAAATTGGATTAAATTTTGGCAGAACTTGTTCAATTATCATTGTTGCTTCATTCATACCTCTACATAAAAAATTCAAATCATAGGTAAATTCATATGGAACTGAATTATACATATATTCTATTGTATTCTCAAATGCAACATTATTTATCTTAATATTTTTATTTTTAATTCTACCATCAGCTCTAATAATTGATATTAAAGATAAGTTAGCTCTTGGTAAAATATTATAATTTCCAGTTAATAGTTGTTCTGTTGTATAATCATCTAATATGTTTGATTTTTCTCTTGAGCTATATTTGATAGGAATATTTCTACTTAATAAATTATTATTACTATCGGTGTACTGAATTTCAAAATTGTTAAATAATCCCATTAAAGCAGCTGTATACTTTCTAATTGTACCGTGGTGAAAAGACATTATAGTACTTCCTTTATAAACAAATTCTTATATATAATATTATTCATATTATCCTCATTTTTATTATATTTATAACTAATTTTATAAAATTTTAAATATATGTTCAATTTAAACGTAGTTTAAACTTAACTTGATATAATACATTTATAAAAAATCAAAAGGAAGTTAAAATGACAATAAGAGAAAGATCTATAAAAGAACAAAAAGAACAAAAAGAAAAAGCACTAGCATTAACAATTTTATTAGTTACATTTAATGATAGAATAAATTATTTTGATAAAAAAACGAAAAATTGTTATGTAGATATGTTAAGTTTTGTTGCTTCAGGTAATAAAGCAAGATTTTTTACATCAACTGACTATAAACCTTATATGATAGAGGAAGTACTAGAAAACACAACTGCTTATTTTGATTCAAAAAAATATAAACATTCAGAATTATATTACTTCGAACAAGAGGTATCAAGAAAGGGATTAAATTGATTTAGAGGTTTAACATAAGTTATGTAATTTAAACGTAGTTTAAACTTAACTTGATATAATACATTTATAAAAAATCAAAAGGAAGTTAAAATGGCAACAAGATCTAGAATTGGTAAACTTGAAAAAGATGGTAAAATAAAAAGTATATATTGTCATTTTGATGGATATATAGATGGAGTTGGTGAAAAAC